ACAGTCAATGGGTTGTATTGATAGATTCTTACCCAAGAGCCATTTCAACTGATATTATACAAAATCTTGAATATGTGGGAGGAGACAAAAAAGGTTTCGACATTTCACAACCCAAAGGAATATTAACAAGTTATTTTTATCAAAAAGTGGTGGGTTGTATTTTTGCTCAAGGAGTTAACATACCAAATGAACAATACGAAGTGGCAAATGCTCCTCTGAAAAATAATCGAGGATTTATTCAAGGTGTTCTGGCCGGAGGCAGAGAACCTTACAGTAATGCACCCTTAATCATAGAATTTCGTGAAACAAATACATCTTTTATGGATATGGTGATTCGTCCTTGGGTGATATTGGCTAGTCATTATGGCTATGTAGCTCGTCCTGGAGGTGATAATGACATACGCAACATAAAATGCACCATAACAATTCTTCAATACACACGTTCCTATCAAAAAGTTAGTCAAATACCTCGTAAAGTTTGGACATTTTATAATTGTGTTCCTAGCCAACTTAGTGATCAAAGTTTATCCTATTCTGCTGATACTGAATATGAAAAATATCAGACTTTTTGGAGATACACCAACTACACTGTGCATTCTAATCTGTATATTCCTCTTCCCAATATCATTAATCGGATCAGTACTGGAACAATTCCAAACGTTTCGCCTTTCCAAAGCGGAAATAGCTTTACATCTGCTAATCTACCAACGAATTTCCAAGGTTTCTTTTAACACATGAAAAATTTTCTTTGCAAGGTGCTTATACCTTCCACTGGAAAGTATGAATATTTCCGAGAAATAGACTTTTGCACAAGCAAAACCTTAAGCAAATACATACAAAATAACGATGTATTAGGTTTTTCAAAATGTTTGGAAAGTATCATAGAAACTAATTCAGAAAATCAAAAAAAGTTTAACATTATTGATATGTTGGCCATTTTATGTCAATTAAGATCATATTCATATGGAGATACCATAACTTTATCAGGAAAAAATCAAAATAATCAGGCAGTAACACACAAACATCGTGTAAATCGCATTCTAGAATACTCAGGAACAATCAAAGAGTGTCAGGAGCAATCATTTCACGGTAAAAACATAGAACTTTGTGTGGATCTTCCTTACAATTTGATATCTGATGAGAATTTTGATGTGATTTCTCGTAATATAAAATATCTAAGAGTTGATCATGAACAGGTAGATTTTGAAAATATAAAAAATTCAGATAAACAAAACATATTAAGCATGTTAGATGCTTCATTTTCTGGCAAAATATTAAAATATAATCAAAAAATAATAAAATTATTGGAAGGAATTAAGCTTTTTGAAGATATTGAAATAAAATATTTTAAAAATATAACACTAAATCCGTATAATGAGTCGGTAATTCAATATCTTTTTGCTATTTTCAATTATGATTTGATGAATATATATGAATTGGAGTATATTTTGATAAGAAGGCTACGTTTTTCTCTTTCAGATTTACAAAATATGACAATTATTGAAGCAGAACTGCATCTTAATCTTTACAAAAAAGAATTACAAACAATAGAAGAGATGCAAAAAAAGAATGGCCCTTGAAAAATAGGTTTGATTGATAATTAATTTTATGCCAGAAGTCAATTTAGATAAAGTCTTAAGTAAATTAAAAGATTATTCCAATTCAGACAAGGTGGATTGTCTTGTATTGAGCAAAAAAGAAACTCGCAAGTTCACACCCTTGACTGCTAAACAGCAAAAGGATCTGATTGAAGCTGCTGCATCAGGTTCTAAGGCAGCTTTCTTGTATCCTAAAGCAGTAAACAGTATTCTTTTGGATAATAGCGAAGATAAAAACATGTTTGTTAGTGACCGAGCATTAATTGTATTGGCACTGCGTGTTCATTCGTTTGGTCCTACTCAAAAAATTGAAAAGGATGGTCAAAATATTGAAGTAAATCTTCAAAACATATTGGATAATTTTGATAAAAATATTGAAGTGAAATATAATGAAACTTTTTCTCAAGGTCCTATTACAATTAACTGTTCCGTGCCAACAATTGAATATGAAAATAAAACTTTAGATTCTTATTTAAAGTATCGGTCTGCAGAATTTGAAAATGATTCAAAAATTCAAAAACTTCTTAGTGAAATCTATATATTGGAAATAGCCAAGTATATAACCAGTATAGAACTAACCGAAAAAGAACCAATTGTTATTGATCTTAAAACACAAACCATATCACAAAATATAAAAACAGTTGAAAGCTTAACAGCTTCTTTGGTTCAGAAAATACTTGGATTTATTGCAAATATCAAGAATTTGGAAAATAATATAACTAATCAGAAGGTGGGCGAGCAAACTGTTGATTTGAATCTAGATACAAGTTTCTTCTCTAACGTCTAAAAACATATTTTTTAATAAATATTTTGGATGACAAGTGATGAGACAATCAATCTCTTAAAAACCCTCTCTGAAACTGTAGATACGTTAGCTTCTTTTACCCAAGGAAAAGAGGCTGGTAAAAAAGGTGGGGATGATGATAAACTCGATTCATCCCTTTCCAGCACGGAGAAGCGCCGGTGGCAAACCATGTCCCTAATTTTAGCCAAAGCCATAAAAGACGTTGTTTTTCCCAAAGGTGAGGAAAAGGTAGGGCGACCCGAATTTAAAGCAAAAGAAATCCCTGATTTAGTTCTATCTCCAACTTTTGCAAAAGTTGAAGAAGCATCCAACAAGTGGCTTGCAATGATTCTTGGTGCATTGGCAATATTGGGAGGAATCATAGCGGGGGCTATTGCAGAGATTGGAAAAATGTTAAAAGGTTTGAAATTATTTTTAAGCGAAACTAAATTAGGAAAATTAATAAAAGATATTTTTTCTTTTCTTAAATCAAAATTACTACAAATACTAAAACCTATCCGGGAAATGAAACTTGTAAAATTTATTGAAGGTCTAATAGGTAAAAATATCATACAACCAATATCTAAATTTTTTCAAACTATTGGAAGATTATTTAAAGTCATTGAAGCTGGAAAAGGTCCATTGCTTATGATGAAAGCATTTCCAACATTTTTCAAGTATTTTGATGATTACATAAGAATTTTTTTCAAAACATTTCAAATTGGAATAAAATTTGGAAGAGTATTTGCAAAATTTTTAGGTCCTGTTGGTTTAGCGATCAGCGCAATTTTTGAACTTATTATGGCGATGTATCAAGCATTTTCAGATCCTAAACTTAGTGATAAATCTTTTTTTCAAAAAATAATCACAGGTTTTACTCAAGGTTTTCTTAACTTTTTTGACTTCTTTGAAATTTTTGGATTAGATCTTTTTAAGTTTGATACCATTAGGGACCGGATTGAAACCATATTTAAAACTTTCCGGGAAGGAAATTTTTTACAAGGATTATTAGAAATAGGAAATCAACTTTCATCTGTAATCCTTTCTATACCAGGTAAGATTTTGGGTTACATTATAGGGTTTTTTGATAAAGAATTGGGTGAAAACATAATGGCATTTTTTGATAAATTTGATTTGGGGAAATTTTACTCGGCTATCGCAAAAAGAATATCAAATATTTTTGAACCAATAATGATTTTTTTCAAATCTATAGAAGAAAAAATGGGACCTATACTAGGGTTTTTATTTAAAGCTTTAGGCGGTCCTGTTTATCTTGCATTTATAGCATTAAAAAAAGTTTTTGAATATGTTGTTCCGTTAATGAATGGAATAAGTTCATTAGTTTCAAAAGTTTTTGGTTATATAAAAAACTTTTTTGTTATGATTTTTGATACCATAAAATCTTTAGCTGACAAAATATCCAAGATTCCTTTCATGAAAGGAGTGGCTGATGAATTGAAAGCCATAGCATCAGAATCTCAAACATCCGAAATGGCAACACCTGTAATTACCAATACACCAAACATAGATGTTTCTTCAGGGGCAAATATGGATAATGAAAACAATTCAAATCCATTTTCCACGTTTACAAATGGAATGAATTCTGATGGATTCGATTTTAAAAACAATTCAAATCCATTTTCCACGTTTACAAATGGAATGAATTCTGATGGATTCGATTTTAAAAATATGATATCTAAAGATAAAAACGATCCATCCAAGGCATTTTCAGCATTTGGTGATCAAATGGGTGATCTCAATAAAACAAATTCGGTTAACAATAAGATAGCAGTGGATCAATTACGTGAATTTAAAACATTAAATCAAAAATTTGATATGTTAATGGAACAATTATTGAATGGAAGAAATATTGTGAATAATGTTATTAATCAAAGCACACAAAACAGTTTTCCTCAATCAACTTCGGTTTTTGAATTAAGACAAGGATATAGAGGTAATTAATTATGTCAGATCTTGTAGGAGACATTTGGAAATTTACTGACAATCCCATTAACTTTGAAGGAAGAGATGTTACGGGTGATTCTGCCCCTCCTGTTTTGGTGGGAGCAGGATATTCTGTAGGATCCTCCATAGCACCTGGATCAACACAACGTCTTAGAGTAGGTGATAAATTTCTTGTTGATGTCATAAATCGTTTCTATTGGACACATACACCGTTAACCAAACGACAAGAAGTACCTTATATTGCTTTGAGTGAAAAACGATTAAAAACAAATGCACTAATTGCTCAAGCAGCTTACAATTCAATGACTATAGGTTTGTTTGATAAAACCGGTTTGCTGCAAAGAGCAGGAAGAACTTTAGATACGGCTTCACAAAATCAATTGAGTCAACAACTTCAAAAAATTCAGAATTTTCTTCAATCTGGATCAAGTAATACCGGAAGTACAATAGATAAACTTGGTTCTTTGATAGGTGGTGCAAGAGAAAAATTTAACAATTTCTTAGGAGGAGATGGACTTTTCAGTCTTCCTCAAAATCAAGGTTCTAGAAGTGTATTGCGTGTTTATGAAGGTTTGTATATTACAGAACCTACAGGATGGGAATATGTTCTTCCTTATTTTGAAGATTATCAAAATGGAGTTTCAAACGATTTTGGTGATTCGAATGTGGGAGGTATAGGAGAGGGTATGTTTTCAGCAGGAGCATCGGAACTTGTAGCAGGAACCAGGAGCGTAGCTGAAAGCATGGCAGGAGCAATCAATATTATGGAACCTGGAACCTATATTGAAAAACCTAAATTTTATCAATTTCAAGATAGCGGAGATGAAATTACTGTTAGTTTTCCTCTTTTAAATACAGGTCATGCAACATTCAAAGATGTTGTAAGAAATTGGCAATTCATTTATCTCATGGTATATCAAAACCGTCCTATTCGTTTTACACGAGATTTAATTGAACCACCTGTAATTTATGAAGTTTCGCTTCCTGGTATAAAATATATGCCATATGCTTATGTAAGCAGATTAGAAGTTCAATTTGCAGGATCTCGTCGTCCCATGAACATAACTTTCAAAGATGAAAGCAAATTAGGTCAAGGGCAAAACAGTGTTAATACAATTATTCCAGATGGTTATAACATACAAATCACACTTAAAGGACTAGTTTCTGAAACTCGTAATTTCTTGTATACATCATTAAACGCAGACCCTGTAAGTGTAACCTCTACAGGAGGAATATAATTTATGATAGATTTTGGAAAACAACAAAACGATATTTCTGATTTGATTCCTTTGGATTCAACACGATATGAGAATATTTTCAAATTATATAAAGATGCAAATTCTATTTATTTTTATAATATTTTAAATAATATTTTGGTTCCGGATGAAATAGATCAACAATTTTTTTATATTATAAAAATAAATCGGAAAATACCATGGACAACCATAAGTTATGAACAATATGGAACAATAGACTTGTGGTGGTTCATATGTCTTGTAAATAAAATAAACAATCCTATAAAATTTGTTGAACCTGGAACTGAACTTAAAGTTATTAGAAAAAATTATCTAGCAACAATTTTAAATATAATACAAAAAAATATTAACTTATGAGTTTGCCCTCGCCAATTAGCAACCTTCAAAATCATAATGATCAGGTTGTTCAAATTAATGATATATTATATTATTACAATATTTTATTGTTTAATCCTGATTATGATGTGGTGCGCATCAAGCAATCCGCAATTAAAACCTTGTATATTAAAGACAACATTAACAAATTTTACCAAGAAGGTTACTTGATTTACGACAATAAATTTGATGTTATAGAGTCTTTAAATTCTTTACAAACAGGTTATTCTCAAACTCCATCATTAATGGATGGAACTACAAAAGGAACAACAGGTAGAGGATATCGTTACAGGGGTGATGCACGGGATTTTTTAATTGTTGATATCATGCCTGAAATAAAACCCGGAACAATTAAAAAAGGTGAAATGAATGAAAAAGATAAAATTGTTTTTAATCTGCGTTTTACTTTTTCAATTTACAATTCAGAAGATATTCGAGGCACAAATTTAAATGAAAAATATAAAAAGCTTTATTTTCATGATGTTTCTTATCAAATTTTAAATGAAAAACAGGCTTATTTTTCAACAGCAGATTACATCGAAGACAGTAATCTTATTAAATTATCAAATGATCAACGCGGTATACCAACAGGAACTGCAATTCAAAATTTGATTAAAAAAGTTTTTAATGCAGAAGAAGGATATAATCCTAAAATTTCAAAAAAATGGGACATAGGAGGAAGCACTTTATTTTACAGTAGTCCTGCCAACTATAAAGCCATAGATGATTTGAATTATCTATTAGATTATCATGTAAGTTCACCCGAATCAGACTTTGATAACTGTTATTTAAGATTGGAACGATACACAGAAGAATGGAAATTAGAAAGTCTTAAAAATTTATTTCGTTCAGCATTTGTGAATTCACCTTCTTTATCTCAATTCGGTTTGAGTGAATCAGCAGGTTCATCTTTGCTTGAAAGTTTTTACCTTGGCATGCCTATTGATGATTCTACCACCTCCACAGTAGAATCTAGAATTCCAGATTTTGCTGGAAATGTAATGACTTTTAACGATTCTAGTATATTAAACAGATACGAATTTACTAATATTTCAGGTAAAGATACCCAAGAAAAAATTGTTTCACATCCTGTGCATAGTCACAATTTTAGCACAAATACATTTCGCATAGATTTTTCCAATAATGATCTGGAATCTGCACAACAAACGTATTTTAATAATTATGTTAAAAATCTAAAAGGACCTGGTGTAAAATCTCCTGCTTCAAATCTTGCAAATAATCAATATCGTCTTAAACAACAAAATATAAAAAATATTTTTACAATTAGCAGTGAAAGTCAAACGCAAAGATATTCTTTTGGAAGAAATGAAATATTACGATCATCCTTATTTTTAAACAATTGTATTAATTTTAGAACAAAAGGTGTTACAAGTCGTCAAGCAGGACAATTCATAAGCATACAAAGACATAACAGTGTACCGGATAATTATTTTGATGATAAAAATTTGGGTATATATTTGGTAATTCACGTCGAACATGTGTTCATGAATCAATCATATTACAATGAAATTTTTGCTGTTAAAACTTATAATTATAAAGATCCAAAATTCACAAGTAATGTGTCATGAATAATATCAAAACAATAGATCCCGAAATGGTGTCTGCACATCTTTTTTTCAAAAAAGATTTTTATAAATCCGCATCTAATTATTTGGATTATATAGGAAATCTCCCCAAGGAACTGGACGTTTATTTGGAATGGATGAAAACAGATTATGCTAATGATCCTATAAAATCAAAAAAAGATTTTTTTAAAAATTTAGATTTAAAAAGTCTCGACACAAATTTTATGGTTTATTGGTTGAAGCAATATAAAACAACATATTCTGAAGTGCAAGATCAGGTAAGACTTGAATTAGGACCGACTGCTTCAATTAATAGAAACCCTTCGGATTGTGTTGGATCATTAGCTAGAATGAGTAATTATACAAATTCTTCAACACAATTGGTTTCTGATCGGGATATGGAAAATCTTCCTGTTCCAGCATTATATGGTTTTGGTATTGAAAATACTCTTAGTGATAATGCTAAAATTGTTAATGCTTCTTTTTCAAAAGCATCCAATAGTCTCTTTCGTTATTCTTCATTTAATATTCAGGAAAAAATTTCAGAAAATACTTTATCACACGGACAAAATTTGATTCCTGATTATAATCACTATCAAAGAATGATGAAAAGTATAACGGGTGTTACACAAAAATTACGACAAGAATTTGATGATTTTTACAGAGTAAATGAATTTTATTCAAATTTTAATGCAAACAGTCCAAAAACAAACGTTCAAGTTATTCCTCCAACAGTAATAACAACATTGGTAGAGGGACAAGTTCAATATCAAACACAACTTAGAAGTCGTGCCGCAGATGTTTTAACATCTTTTACGAACCGGAGAGCTTTGGATACGGTTCCAATTTCTTAGCATCAACAGTAACACTTTCAATAGAAACAGATGATTGCATTAGTTGTTTGAGTATTTCTTCTCGAGTAAAAGTAATACGAGTTTCGTTTTCAGTATTTTTAAGTTCTTTTTTGGATTCAATATCCATTTTTTTCATTTCTTTAGCATTTTGGTTTTTCTTTTCACTCAAATTAATTTTATTCAAAGTATCTATTGCAGCTGTACTTGCTTTAATTAGTTCAGAAATTGCAAGAATTTCCTTGCTTTCAGGACTGTGAGCTATATAATCCTTCATAGAAAGTATGAGCTCATTTGTTTCTTTTATTAAACGAGATGATTGTTGGATAACAAAATCTTCAACCTGGTCTTTTTCCAATTTGATTTCTGGTTGTCTGGGTGTTTCAGAAAGTGCCTGTACATCCTTTAACTGGTCTAGTAAATTCTTGACTTCAACTTTTTGATCCATAACATATATATTTACAAGTAACATGAATATTGCAAATAATCTGTGGGTAGAAAAGTACCGTCCACAAAATTTGGACGAAATTGTTCTGGAAGATAAAACTAAAGAATTTATAAAAAATTGTTTACAAAAGAAAACAATTACACATCTTTTGCTTTATGGTAAACAAGGCATGGGCAAAACTTCATTAGCTAAAATCATAGTTAAAGAACTGGGTTGTGATTGTTTGTATATCAATGCATCCGACACTCGAGGAATAGATACTGTAAGGGATGAAATTAAAAACTTTCTGCAACTTATGCCCAGTAACGGATCTATTCAAGTGGTCATAATGGATGAATTTGATGGTTTTAGAGAAGATGCCATGCGAGCTTTAAGAAATATGTTGGAGGAATATTCTGAAACCAACCGTTTTATTTTTACCTGTAATGATATTAACCGAATAATAGAACCTATTCGTAGTCGGGTTTATGAAATAAACATTTCCAATCCTCCTGTTAAAACATGTTTGGAAAGATGTATTAATATTCTAAAAAATGAAAATATAGAACTAAATGATAAAAACAAAAATATTCTTTCAAAAAAAGTAAAAGTATTTTATCCGGATATTCGTAAAATTATATTTGAACTTCAAGCATCATTGGATTTATCATTTAATTTGAATGATAATATTGAAAATTTTGAAACTGTTGCATATGAATTATTGAATAAATTGTCAAAAGAAGATTTTGTGACAATAAGAAAATATATTATAGAAAATGAAAAAAAGTTTGATTCCGATTATTATGGTCTGATCAAAAAAATATGTGAAGTTATTTTTTATTCTGACATGGATATTATAAAGAAAAAGAAATGCTTTTTAGAATTGTCAGAAACACTGTATCGAAGTAAACAGGTATTGGATCAAGAAATAAACTTTTCCTCCTGTATTTGTAAACTACAGGATATTATTATTTCTTAGGAAGATAATCGTAAGTATAGGAAGCTACACTAGGATTTTTTTGACCTTGAGCCGGGTTAGAAGGTATCTTGATGTTTTTATTGTTTAATTGAATCTCAGAAGGTGTATTCTTACCATTTCCTCGATCCGTTTGAGAGGTTTGGTAAGTAGGATTAAGAATAGCCGTGGCCGTAGATTTTTCCTCTTCAATTTCTTTAGGTTTGATATTGGTGTTATTTTTTCGTTTTAAACCTTCAGGAACTTCAGGAAGATTAGGATAATAATCTTTATATTCAAGAATTTCAGCTGGAAGAGTCATGAAATCTTTATAACATCCTGGTGCTAATTCTAGTGTAACATCACAATAAAAGTCATCTGCATTATTTCCTTCAACAAATCCGGGCTGACTGCTTGGACGAAGAGTTTTTACAGCACTTACACGCATGTGTAGACCGCTATCTGCAAACTGTTTTGCTTTCTCACTTAGGGTTGAACCTTGTTTTTTAAACCATTCATTTTTTAAAGCACCTTCTTTAAATTTTACAATATCCCCTGTAAGAAAACCACCACGAGTGTATCGGCTAATAAATGATTCGTATAAACTTGTAAATTTTCTCATTATGAATATTTATCATTGAAAACAAACTTTTATAATAAATATTTATAAAATATGGCATCTATTAACCTTTCATTTTTACAACAACCCCCAAAAATAGATAATCACATCTTTAAGGACATTCGTTTCGATTTGGAACAAAATTATACCCGGGGAACAGAATTAGCCAAAAAGTTGGAAATCAAGGATTTAAAGGTGGATTTTGATTTGGATGCAATAAAAAACAGTCTTTTTAACCTTTTTACAACTCTTCCTGGACAAAAAATCCTTAACCCCATTTATGGTTTAAATCTTATGCAATTTGTTTTTTCAAATTTAAGTGAAGCAAATGCCAGATTGATAGGAAAAGTTATTTTTGAAGGAACTGAATTGTTTGAACCTAGAGTTTCTATTTTAAATATAAATGTGAACGTGGATTTTGATCAAAGTCAATACACAATAAACATGAGGATTAATGTACCATCTCTTAATCTTTCAAACATAAATATTCAAGGTGTCTTGAAAGATAGCGGATTTTACTTCATCTAATTATGGCAAACGAAATTTCAAAAACAGATTTTCCTTTACGGCAAAATGCATATGCCGCATTTGATGCTCAAACATTAAAAAGCTTAATGCTTGATCAGCTAAACCGAGGAGGTGTGTTTACTGATCAAATTTTTGAAGGTAGTAATTTCAACAGCTTTTTAGATGTTATTGCATACAGCTATCATGTTCTGTTATTTTATTTGAATAAAACATCATCGGAAAGTCTTTTCACACAATCTGAAATTTATGAAAATATGAATCGTATTGTTAAGCTTATTGATTATAAGCCGATAGGTTATCAAACAAGTGTTCTTTCATTTCAAGCAAATGCAAATGCTAATTTACCTATAGGTACATATACAATTCCAAGATACTCATATTTTATCATAAATGGAATTCAATATGGATTCAAAGAAGATGTTACATTTACCAAAACTGAAGCGGGTGGGGCATCCCTTGAACAATTATCAAGAAATAATCTTCTTTATCAAGGAAGATTTATTGAATATCCGATATATACAGCCATAGGTGAACCCTATGAACTGGTAAGAGTTGTTTTAGTTGATCAAGACGATAATCCTCCTTTTGTGGATCATTTTTCTATCAATGTTTATGTAAAAGATAAAGTTAGCCAAAAATTTTCTTTATGGACACCGGTTCCTAATTTATTTCTAAACGAAAATCAAGACAAGGTTTATGAACTTCGTTATAACGAAAATGGACGTTACGAAATAAAATTTGGAAATGATGTGACAGGAAAAAAACTGAATAGTGGTGATGAAGTTTTAATTTATTATCTACAAAGCGATGGTACACCCGGAGAAATAGGTGTGGGTGCACTGAATGAAAACAGTTTATTTCCGTATAGTAGTTTAAATTATACAGCCGTAACTAATGATACAAAAAATGAAAATATAAATTACATGACAGAAACACAGTTTGGATTTATTTCATTTTCTAATACAGATCCTTCTACAATATTCGGTCAACCTGAAACTGTTGATAATATTAAGCAAAATGCACCCAACACGTTTAAACGTCAATATCGTTTGATAACAGCAGGAGATTTTAAAAGTTTTATTTCAAACACATTTAAAAATATAATCCATGATGTTCAAGTTGTGAATAATAGAAGTTATTTGAATGGTCATATAAAATATTTGTATAATATTGGATTAAAATATCCCTCATTGGAAAGTCGTGTTTTATATAATCAAGTTACATTTGCAGATACATGTAATTTTAATAATATATATTGCTATCTGGTTCCAAAATTACAAAAAAGCAATTCAATTAAAGTTAACAATAATTTTGTAACAGATTCACAAAAACAATATATTGAATCATTTGTTGATCCTATTAAATTAACTTCTTCTGAAGTTATTTACAGTGATCCTGTTTATATGGCTTTTAATTTGGGAATTTCTTTACCAGTTGAGATATTAGACAAAGATATTTATGAAGAAACAAAATTAGTTATAGTTAAAAGTATAGATTCTCGTGTAAATGATGACGAAATAAAAGGTGTTGTTACAAGAATATTTACAAATTATTTTGATCCTAATAATGTTAAATTGCAACAAACAATAGATTTAACTAAGATAAACAACTCTATTTCAGATGTTACTGGTGTTAGAAGTTTTTTCACAAAACGTTTAACAAAAGACGGTAGAATATTACAAACAGATGGTATAAGTGTTCTTTATTGGAATAGTGTATATGAAAAAGAAGATATAAATGTTTCTACTCAAAACGTAAATTTAGATTATTTTCAATTTCCGTTTCTTTACGATGCGGATAAATTCTTAGAAAGAATAGAAGTTGTCGTTGAGACAGTGTAACATGACATATGACATGCACCTATATAAACATAAGTGTAACAAACTTCACAGGTTTGGAATCATTAAGCACCTACACTCTTGATGTCACACCATTTACTTTTGTTGCACAATTATCTTCAAACAATCTATCCATAAGTGATCAAAAAGGACTTTGGAATTTTGGGGACGGTGCAATTTCCACAAGTTTAAGCGCAAAACACTATTATACATGGCCCGGTGTTTATGATGTTACTTTTTATGGATATACCAGTGCAGGAAATACTGTTCAAGCATGTCGAACATTTCAAGTAACCGCAGTTAATTATGTGGGAGATTTTATTCATTCTAATTATTTGGATGAAGATAAAATAGCTTCATATAATAGCGGTCAAATTTCTGACCCTATTGAAATAGTGAGATACAATTCTTGGCAATCATTTCCTTCGGTTTCTGCTGCGGGTTATACACTTAATTTTTATGCAAGCGGAAGTAAATCAGATTATCTTCAGCTTGAAAATTATGTAAAAGATCCATGGGCACATTTACAATCTTATTTCTTTTTTGTTCAAAAATTTGAAAATCAGTTTGGTATTTTAAGTTCTGCTGTAACAACTGCAGATCCAATTTATGTTTATATATCCAATAATCAGATAGTTGAATCCTCGTATCCATATGAAGGTTCAACTCTGGCAGGAACAAGTGGAACAGTAACGGTTCATTACATTGATCAATATCCTAAAAATCTTACATCAGAAGCTCCTATTTTTCTTTATGCATCATTGGATGTATCATTATTTCCTTCAAAAAATGAAAATCCAAATTTAAATTATACTAAAAATTTTTCAAACCTCCCTTACGTAAATTATTCATCGATTGTAACCCCTGTAAAAATTAGATATAATCCTGCAGAAACATTAAGTATTACAGCAAATGGAATTGATGGCGAAGGTTTTAAGGATGAATCATTTTATATCAATGAAATAAAATGGCAAAATTACCCAATTTCATTTTTCATAAAATTAAAAGATAGTCAAAATTTTACCACCAAACAATATCCTCTTTTAAGTTCCAATAAAACTTCTAATTATTTTGATTTAACATGTGATTTGATTTCGTTATGTTCACAAAAAGTAATTGATGGAGTAAATTTTTATAAAAATAATAATGTAAAAAATATAAATCGAACAGGAGGGTTTTATGCTGGTTATTTGAACAGTCCCTATTCTGTCGAGAATGTTGCATTAACTGCATCTGTAAAAATTTTTGATCCTGCATATTTTGCCAAAGATTCGCCCTATGCTTGGCTGGGACAAGGATTAGATTCGTATTCTATTTCAATAACATCAAATGAAAATATTGCATCAAATATTTATAGATATACGAAATTTCGAGAATATGATGCATGTAAAGAAACCATTACGCTACAATTAACAGGAGCACAAAACTCCCCAACAGTTTTTGCAGGAATACTTAAAAATCCATTTGCAATAGCAGTAAGTCCTTCTGAAGATGATGCTGTTTGGCTTGCTGATTCTGATCGGGACAGAATTTTAAAATTAAAGAACAATGGAGAGATCATTTTTGATATAGATTTATCAAATGCGCCAAGAATTTATCCTGACGGAAATATAGTTTACCAAAATTTTC